CTGTCCACTTCCCAATCTGGCACCAAGAGATAGAAGACATCCTGGTATTAAAAAATAACAAAGGAACCGAAGATAACCGTGTTCGTAAGTTAGACTACAGTATCCAAATCTCTAAACTGTTCTATGAACGATTCATCAAGAATGAAGAGGTCTCTCTCTTCTCTCCACATGCAGTTCCTGGTCTGTATGATGCTTTTGGAACTGATGCTTTTGACGAGTTATATGTACGTTACGAACGAGATGAGTCTATTCCTAGAAAGACTATCGGAGCTCAAGAACTCTTTTTGGACCTCCTGAAAGAACGCGCAGAAACTGGTCGTATTTACATTATGAATATCGACCACTGCAACTCTCACTCATCCTTTATGGATAAAGTTGAGATGAGCAACCTGTGTCAGGAGATCACTCTCCCCACTAAACCTATTCAGCATATTGATGATCCTGATGGTGAAATTGCTCTCTGTATTCTTTCTGCTGTTAATGTAGGTAAACTCAAATCAAATGATGAGTTGGAGGCACTTTGTGATCTTTCTATTCGTTCCCTTGATGAACTCATTGATTTTCAAGGTTACCCCGTAAAGGCGGCAGAAATCGCCACCAGGGCACGTCGTTCACTTGGAGTAGGATTTATCGGTCTTGCTCATTATCTTGCCAAGCACGGTGAGAATTACGATGATCCTGGTGCTTGGCAACTGGTTCATGACCTTACTGAAACATTTCAGTATTATCTAATTCAGGCAACCGTTAATCTTGCTAAAGAAAAGGGTGCTTGCGAGTATTCGGATAGAACTAAGTATGGTCAGGGGATTCTACCAATTGATACTTATAAGAAGGATGTTGATGAACTTGTGCCAAATAATCTAAAGTATGATTGGGAAGGTCTTAGAGCACAAGTTATCCAGTATGGTGTAAGGAACTCAACATTGTCCGCACAGATGCCATCGGAGAGCAGTTCCGTTGTGTCAAATGCAACCAATGGAATCGAACCACCTCGCGGATACTTGTCCATTAAGAAGTCAAAGAAAGGTCCACTTAAACAGATTGTTCCTCAGTATCAAACACTTAAGAACAATTATACACTTCTTTGGGATATGCCTAGCAATCGTGGGTACATTCATATTGTTGCTGTTATGCAAAAATTCTTTGATCAAGCGATTTCTGGGAACTGGTCTTATAATCCAGAAAATTACCCAGATAATGAAGTTCCTACTTCAGTAATGGCACAAGACCTTTTGACTACATATAAGTACGGCTGGAAAACCAGTTACTATCAAAATACTTATGACCATAAGACTGATGAGGTTGAGGAAACCAAACAGTCTCTTGAAAATTTAATTTCCGATATTCTAGATTCAGAGGAGGAAGATTGTGAGTCTTGTAAGATTTAAAACAGGTTTAGAGGATGTGCGAGTGATTAATCAAATGACCGTTTTCAATTCTGAGGAGGTTGATACTAAGAAACAACCAATGTTTTTTGGTCAACCGCTTGGAATTCAGAGATATGATTCTTATAAGTATCCAATTTTTGATAAACTCACAACACAGCAATTGGGATATTTCTGGAGACCTGAAGAGGTCTCCCTCCAAAAGGATCGTGGAGATTATCAATCTCTTCGTCCAGAACAAAAGCATATTTTCACCAGCAACCTGAAATATCAGGTGATGCTAGACTCTGTTCAGGGTCGTGGACCTGGTATGGCATTTGCTCCATACTGTTCACTTCCCGAACTGGAGGCGTGTATGAAGGTTTGGGAGTTTATGGAGATGATCCATTCCCGTTCATACACCTACATTATCAAGAATGTCTATTCAGATCCATCTGAAGTTTTTGATACGATTTTAAAAGAGGATCGTATTATGGAACGTGCTGTCAGTGTAACTGAGGCATATAATGACTTCATCAATAGTGCTCAAAATTATGGGACTTCTGAACTTTGGAAACACGCCCAAGAACAAGTTCCTTACGCACAGGCAGAAAGGTATGAACTCAAACGTAAACTTTTCAGAGCAGTTGCAAACGTTAATATTCTTGAAGGTATTCGCTTTTACGTCAGTTTTGCTTGCAGTTTTGCATTTGGCGAACTCAAGCTTATGGAAGGAAGTGCAAAAATCATCTCTCTAATTGCTAGAGATGAGAATCAACACTTGGTTATCACTCAGAACATTCTAAACAAATGGAAAGAGGGTGATGATCCTGAGATGGCACGTATTTCCAAAGAAGAAGAGCAGTGGGTCTACAAGACCTTTGAGAACGCTGTGAATCAAGAAAAACTTTGGGCAGAGTATCTGTTCAAGGATGGTTCGATGATTGGTCTAAATGACAAACTGTTGCAACAGTATGTTGAATGGATTGCAAATCGTAGAATGAAAGCGATTGGACTTCGCCCACTTTATGATATTCCAGCAAAGAACAATCCACTTCCTTGGACCTCTCATTGGATTGAATCTAAAGGATTGCAAGTCGCACCCCAGGAAACGGAAGTAGAGAGTTACGTAGTTGGTGGTATTAAGCAAGATGTCAATAAAGACACTTTTGCTGGATTTCAATTATGAACTATTATGTTTATGTTTATTTGAGAGAAGATGGGACCCCTTACTATGTTGGTAAGGGGAAAGATAATCGTTGGAAACAAAAGTCTCATAGTGTAGAAATTCCTCCAATTGAAAGAGTAACTTTTCCTTTACAGAATGTTGATGAAGAAACTGCTCTCAATGAAGAGATTAAATTAATTTCTCAGTGGGGTAGATTAAATAATGGAACTGGAATACTAGAAAATAAAACTGATGGTGGAGATAAACCACCGAAACAATATAAAAATTTATATGAACCTTATGAAAGAACCCCAGAAATAAAGAAAAAATGCTCATTGTCTTCACATAGAAGGGGGAGACCTGGAAAACAAAGTCCAGAAGAAATAGAAAGAAAAAGAGAATCTATGAAAAAGGTATGGGCAGAAGGTAAAAGAAAAAAACTTCCTAGAGATTCTAATGGTAGATTTTTAAAAAATGAATCCTAAAATACTTAAAGATGATTCCAATTATGATGAATGGTGCGAACAGGAACTCCTGAACGCATATAAAGATGCCGCAGAATCGGATCTTTTTTTATTTGGTGATTATGACTACTCTTATATTTGGAAAGATTCAAAAAGTAACGATGTTTATTAAATGTGTGAGAGGGTCTTCAGACCCTCTTTTTTTATAAATAAAACTATAAAAGAAAAAAAGTAACAAATGGAAAGGATTACTGGATCTGACGCTTTGGGTTTAATTGAAGCATATAATACTGTTTATGCTCCTCAGGAAGAGATTGAACTGACCGAAGAGCAAGTTCAAGAAGATTTTGAGAACTGGGTAAACTCACTCGTAGAAGAAGGTCATGATCTGAGTGAGTATACTTGGGAAGATATGTATGAGGAATATTTGAACGAGTATGCTGCTGGCGGTGTTCCTGGACCTGGTGGCGCAGTAAGAATGTATTCTAGACCTGTTGCAAATACCGGTTCTTCATATCAGTCTAGATTTGCTCGCCCAATGAATGCAGGAACTCCACAAACATTTGGTGGTGGAAGAGTTCCTACTCGTACTGTAAGACCTCAAGTTGGAGGTCTTCCTTCTTCTGCAAGACAAGTAACTCAATATCCACAGGGAGTTTCCACTGGAGTTGGTGGTGGAAATGCTGCTGCATCAAGACAAACACTTGCTCCTGCCCCTGCTAGACCTTCTACACAAGCACCAGCAAGACCAGCGGCCGCTACTCCTGCTACTAGACCTGCTGCACAAGCACCAGCAAGACCCGCTACAGCACCTGCAGGAGTTCCTAAACCTGCTCCAGCAGCAACAGCACCAGCAACCGCTCCTGCTACGCCAGCAAGAACTTTCAATCCTTTGATGCAGAGAACTTTTGGTTATCAAACTGGAAATGCCCCAAGTCAAATTGCAGCAGCATCTGCAGGAAGACCAGTTCCATCGGGAACTGCTTTAGGATCTGCCGCTAATCCAGATGTAAGAAAAAAACTTAACTTACCTGCAAAAAATCTTAAACAAGATTTAGATATGTTTGATTTGGTAAAAGGTCATCTCCTTGATGAAGGATACGCTGATACTGAAGATGCAGCACTTCAAATTATGGCAAACATGAGTGAAGAGTGGAGGGAAGGTATTCTTGAAAAATTTGGATTAGCGGCAGATCCTTCGAAACCACAATCACCAAAACCAACAAAGTTGGCAAGAAAAAGAAAAAGACATGATGATTGGGAAGGATCTGATGGGGAAAAGACAGAGCAAAGAGCTAGAAGAGTAATTGGAACTCAACGTAGACAAGACACTGAAACTGGTGTAACTAATTGATTGTAAATTTTTAAACTGTCAACCAGAGGGTCTAACCAACCCTCTTTTTTTATAAATAAAATTATAGAAAAAACAAAAAGAAAAACATGTCTAGAATTACGGAAACTGATGCTTTTGGTTTGATGGAGGCATATAATTCAATTTATACTCTATCAGAAGAACAAATTGAAATAGAAGAACTTGGAATTTCAATTGTAGAAAATGCCGCCAATGTTTTATTTTCCCAAGGTTATACTGTAAATGATTTATGTGATTATTTTGCAGAAGCAAGTGTAGAAACAATCTCTGAAGATTATTTCAGTTTTGCAGAAGGACAGACATATATTTCTGAGAATTTTATTGCTGCTGATGAGTATATACAAGAGCAATTTAATATATTGGAAGATCTTTTGGGAGCATCAGAAATGCTTTCAGAAGCTGGATTTATGGCATCTCAAAGAGCAAAATTAGCAGCACAGAGAGCAGCAAATCCAAATCCAAGACCAAGATCTATACCAATACCATCATCAGCAAATCCAAAAGTATCATCTTCAGCAAATCCAAAAGTAACATCTTCATCAAATCCAAAAGTATCATCTTCATCAAATCCAAAAGTAACATCAAGTAATACACAACAAGCATGGCAAGGTCCAGCAAGACCACCTTCTAACACATCAAAACCTGGTCTCCTTCAAAAAGCAAGTAATTTTGCTAAAGGTTTGATGGGTAAAGCAAAAGATGTTGTAAAGAAAATTCCTGGTGCTGGAGTGGCAACAAAGATTGCAAAAAGTCCAGTTGGAAAATTTGCCGGAAAAGTTGGAAGTAGAGTTCTTCCTGGTGTTGGTGTTGTTGCTTATGGTGCAGATGCTGCTAACAGATTTAAAAAAGGAGATTGGGGTGGTGGTCTTTTAAGCACTGCTGGTGCCGTAACCTCTGCTATTCCTGGTGCTGGACTAGTTGCTGGATTGGCTCCTGCTGGTATCCAGATGGCAACTGATGCTATGGGTCTTACCGGAGATAGAAGTAGAAAAGGTACTGCACCAGCAGGAGTACCTAAACCATCACCTACCCCTTCCCTTAAAGCAAAACAAGATTATGCTTCATCAAAAGGAAAGTACTATTCATCTTCTGATAAAAAAACTTATGCAAATTATAATGATGCCCTAGCAGCAAGAAATTCTAGGCGTGGTACACCTGGAGTAACTCCAGGAAAGACCCCCACTGCCCCTTCTGCTGGAACTGGTGCTGGAGCATCTTCTTCACCTACACCTTCATCTCCAGCACCAGCAAAACCATCTCCAGCACCAGCAAAACCTGCTGCAGCAAAACCAGACTATGAATCTTGGGCAAAGGCAAATCCAACTCTTGCTGCTAAAGTAAAACCAGGGCAGTCTGGATATGAGGATATTCAGAAATTAGATTTGCCACAATTAAACAAACCAAGACCTGAACAAAAACAAGACCAAACACCAACTCAAGGTCCATCAACAGCAAAAATTGATACTAAAGATGCAGATAATGCTTTAAAGGCAGAAGTAGAAAGACAAAAGGAAAGATTAAAACAGCAAAATAAAACTCCCGTAACCACTAAAGAGTCATATGAACCTTATGAAGTAGTTCTCGAATATTTAATTAGTACTGAACAAGTGGAAACACTTGATGAGGCACACTATGTAATGTTAGAGATGGATGCTGAAACTATTGGAAATATTGTTAGACAATATAAAACTTTTTGAAAGTGATTCTATTATAACATATTCAAAGGGGGCTTGACAAGTCCTCTTTTTTTATGTAGACTACCTTTGTCCCGGTTGAAGATGAGGCTTTAGCTAATCTTAGAAGACTTAAGAACCACACCATAAATTCTTTCAGATTCACTCATATAAAAGGTTCCACCAATATTGGTATTATAATAGTCTTCACTCAATAGTACATTACGATTAAATTGTTCATAAGTTTCATAATAACTCATAGATTTCTTATGAGGACATAGGTAAAGTATTTCTCTAAGGAAATGTTCTTTACCTATTTTTTTTATATCTTCTTTTAATTCATCACAAGAACCAAAGTAATTTTTCCAATCAGATTCTTCGGTCTTTCTTCTTCCTGTCTTTTTGTTCTTTTGTCTTGTCCAGAAATGTTTTTTACCAATGTACTTTTTATTGTTCGTAAGATTCGTAATTATATAAACAAACCCTTCCATTCCTTTGGGAACATCGGTAAAGACCTCTCCATTATATTGCCAATCCATAAGAATTCTTTATTTGACTATTTAGATTTGCATTCCAAGTCAAAAAGTGGTAGACTGAAAAAAATTGATAACACCCCTTATACCATGACCACACTTGAAAAGACTCTTCTAGACTCTCATGATTGGGCAATTGATCGTATTCATGAGTTGTCTGGTTATGATATTGAAGCAGCACAATCAATTCAATCTGAGTTCAGTGAGTGGTTGAATCCTGATATTCCAGAACATGATATTTTTTCATTGGAATATATTGGAGATTAATCGGTTATTTTATAAATATCTCTAGTGTTAGTAAAAGAGGTATAATGACATTAGATCTTCATAACTTTTTTAAGTATTATGATGATGGTAATGCGAATCATGTAGCAGCAGTTCAATGGTTAGAGGATAACCTTCCTGCTCAATTTATGGATGACTCAGAATCTGAATGGATTGGAATTTTTAGAACAAAACCACCAACTCCAGCAGTTCTTGATGTTCCATACTTTAATCAAGTAGACAACTATAGAGATGCACAAAGAACTTGCAACTCTTCATCGTGTGCTATGTGCCTTGCTTTCCTCAAACCAGGAAGCATTAAAGGTGATGATGAGTATGTTAAGAAAGTATTTGCGATTGGTGATACAACTGACCATGCGGTGCAGACTAAAGTTCTCCAAGGTTATGGTATTAAATCGCACTTTAGTTATAATTTAAGTTTTGTTGATATTGATAAGAGTCTTGATAGAGGAAAACCTGTTGTTATTGGTATTCTCCACCGTGGTTCTCTAACTTCTCCTACTGGTGGACACATGTGCGTGGTCATTGGTAAGACTCCAGATGGTAAGGGATATTATATTAATGATCCTTATGGTTCTCTCAATGACAATTATACTGGTCCTGTAACGAATGGTAAGAAAACCATTTACACCAAAGCAGTTCTTAAGCACCGTTGGTGTCCAGGGGGCAATGATGGATGGGG